CGCCGCCTTCGGGAACGACGGTCGACGCTGAGTCGTCGATCTCATCGGAGAGGTCGGGATACTGCTCTTTCAGGATATCGACCTGCACCCAGTATTCCCGAAAGAGCTGGGGCGGCCGCCCATAGATCGCCTCGTATTCATCGACGATGATCTCCGATTCGCTCACCCGTTCAAAGATGATGCGCTTTCCCTGGATCTTTGGATGGATAAATCCTGTTCCCGTAATGCATGCATCCCGGAAAGCCATGCGGCCCTCGGGATAGGCGCCGCCCGTTTGAAAGACGCCCTCAATATACTTGGTAAGGTTCTTGGCCCGGCGCTGAAGCGACCACGAGCCCTTTTTTGTGAGAAATACAGGGCGCGGTTTTTTGGTTGAGATCTTGCTGCAGAGCGTGTCCGTATTGGATTTGATAACGTTTATCGTAGGTCTTGACGCGGTTGAAATACGGTTTTGAATGTAATATCCCGAACGGAAAGGACTGATGTCCTCATTTTGATAGATCTGCGATAAAAACGTGAGGCGGCTCATTCTTTGGCTCTGGGCCTTTTTAATCCGCTCCGCCTCCTCCGTGACCAGGATATGGATCTTTTCGTCCGGAGCCCGCCACCAGCGCTCTTTTGTGAGATCCGGCTTTTGATTGTAATACTCGGCCTTGATAACCTCTTTTGCAAATGCCATAAGCTTTTACTCCTTGACTCCGTGGTATGGATCCATGAGAAGGCGAACATCCTCAGGTGACAGAATACCGCCCGTAGGATTCTCCTCCCGCTTTCCCTGGCGCTCAAGCTTTTCAGGCTGCGGCTCGTCCTTGTCAGGCGGAATGAGATCCCCTTCGCGCTGGAAAAACTCCACCTTGAGATCTCCACCTGAAAGGCGGAGCGATCTAACGCCCTCTTTTCTTGCGTGCGAAATGAGCCTTTGCATATCATCCATAGAGGATTTCCTCGTCGTCGTCCCAGTCGTCAAATCCCTCGTCTTCATGCCCTCGGCGAAAGAGGCCCCCAGCCCTGGACTTCCGGACAGCTCTTGATTTTCGCTCCTCCCACTCATCAACCTTCTCCTCGTCAGTTTTCGGCGGGGCCTTCATCGGCCGCACGTTTTCATAGTGCATCATCATAAGCTTTCGCCACACATAGAGCGTGGCGTCTGACATATGGTTTTCGCATCCATCATGCTCGACTTTTTTGGGAAGTTTCTTTTCATCCCAGATGAGAGCGTCCCACTCAAGCTCAAGAGGAGTAGTGGCTCCCGATGCGGACAGCACGAAAAGCTCGCCCATGATCATGGCCGAATTCATGAGCTCAATCGCCTCGGCTTTTCCAGCCTTGTCCGCCGACTCAAATGGCACCGAGAAATATTGTTTCAAAGTCTCGACAGCCTGCTTGTTCGCGCCGTCGATGATGTAGCTCAGAAAAAAGAAACGCTTCTGGAGGACTTCGATTGCCTCGTGGACCTTGTGCAGTATCATTTCCGAGGCTTTAAACTGATAAACAACGTAGGCTTTTCGTTGGCCGTCGGCAAGTGCCAGCACCGAAAATGCGGTCGCATCGTTATAACCAAGGTCAACTCCAAGGGCGTAGTAGTATTTTCCCTCGGGAAGCTCACGCACAAATGTTCCGGGCTGGGCCTTGTAGCAAAGCTTTGATTTATCGCGGGTCCATTTCCCCAGATAGTTACGCTGAAAGTGAGGCGTTCGGATCACATCAGGATTTTCCCGCTTGAGATCCTCGATCTCCTCCTCCCACTGAACGCGGACGTAAGGGTTATCCCAGCCCGTCCATTCAAAAACGCGCCAGCCGGAAAGCCTTGGCGTTTCATCGTCGCGCGTAAGGAGATAGAAAAAGCCGCCCGTAAAGTCCTCGGGCGTTCCCCCAAAGCAGATCCAGCCCCGAAGGTCGATGAGGGCGGGCCGAAGCTTATCGCGGTAAAGCTTTTCAAGGTTGATGCGGAAGGATCCGCACTCATCCACGGCCACGCCCGCATACTTGCCCCCAAGGAGCTTGTTCATCTGGGCCTCATCAGCATCCATCCCAAGCACGTAAAGAATGGCCCCGTTCGGGAGCCTGCATTCCATCCTTTGCTCGTTGAGCCTGACGCGCCCTGTCAGGCCCAGCCTGTCGAGCATGGGCTTGAGCGTTCCCTCCCAGAAAATCCGCCGCGCCTGATCGCGCGTCAGCGAAATATAGAGGAGGGGAACGCGTGAGCGTTTGAAGCCAGTATGGAGTAGGCGCCTGCACATGGAGTCGGTCTTGGCCATCCGCCGCGTCCCGAAGATGGCAAGCCAGCGTTCGGGCGCGAGGACAAACTCGGCCTGCTTCGGAAACGAAGGATCCACAAACGTCGGAACCTCCTGGAGACGGCGCGCGATCTCCCGGAGGACGAGCTGACTCGTCTGGTAGTCGAGTTTTATTGCCGGATCCGCTGACATCAGTTGGCCTCGGCAAAGATCTCTTGATCAGTAAACTCCTGGGTAGGTGTCTTTCTGATCCGTTTCGGCTTTGGGGCCTCCTCCTCCTCCCAGGTCGACACGTTGAAAAGCGAGCTGTAAACCGCACGGCCCGTCTTCACGTTGACGATCCTTACGCGATAATCATCAAGCCAGAGCTCAAACTTCCCCTTATGCCTGTTTGATGTATCAATGAAGTTGAGCATCTCACCGCCGACACTCACTGCATTGGCAAACCGGATCCAAATCAGCTTTTGCATTGTTCCTGTCTCCATTGGGGTTATTTCAACTGACCGCATGCCGCTGGGCTCCCCCGAGCTTTAGGACGGCAAGCGATATGATCATGGGATGATGTGACTCATCATGAGCGTATGGGTTATGCACCGCACTTTTGTCTATATGGTTCCAGTTGGGCGAATAGTGGGATATGAGCACCGGAAGATCCTCATCATGCCCGAGGGCCTTCGCAGCGAGGTAAAGCCGCCTGCCGATACCAAAGCGCCTTTGAGATCCCCTCACATAGCAGTAGTGGACGCAAAGCTGATGGCCGATCATCTCGTAGGCGATCCATCCGTAGATCAGAGTCGGGACCTCGGGATCGCAAGCAACGAGCACACTCCCACGCCTAAGGAGCTCCTGGATGATCGTTCTATGGTGGGACTCAAACGTCCGCCGGTCGATGGCCTTGACGTTGGCTCCGATGTCAAAATGAGCCTTAAGCCAGGATGAATAGATAAAGGACTCATCATCCCCTTCCGATGCTCTCAGTATGATGTCAGGTCTGAATGCCCTCATGAGCTGCTGCCCTCCGGTGTAATGTTAACGATCCCCGATAAAGGATCCTGTTCACCCGTTGCCAGTACATCCATCGCCTGACGCGCAAGCTGAATAAGCTGATCAAGCGGCATGGCTGCAAGTAGCGCCGGAATCGAAGGATTGTCATCCCTCTTGACCGGAAACCCGGCCCGATCAAACAAAAATGCGGCCGTCTTGACATCACCTGTTACAAAGGCGTTGGTCGTAAGACGCGCCACAATCCGCGTGATCATCGGCGCATCAGGATCAAGCAGCACATCGGCGACCGCATCCTCCTTCGACCACACGATCTGGAGCACCGCACGCTCGAGCTCCTCCCGGGAGAAGTTTCTCGCAGCCAGAAGATCCGGAGGCGTCTTCGGCCTTCCGTTCGGGTTTCCCGACTGGCCAGGCTTGAATTTATGCTCGGATAAATGTGCAGCTCGTTCAGCTCCGGATTTTTTTGGCTTTCCTGGCGCGGTCTTCTTAGTCGATTTTTTTGTCATGTGGAGCCTCAATCGGATCTGCCACGCGCCTCATGAAGTCGTCCGTTACATGATAAAACTGACCGTCCTCACTGAGGCAGATCCAGCTCCCATGCTCGACAACCATTAAAAGCTCGCCAGCCTGAAAGCCGAGCAGGGCCCGATCGCGGCTGATCGTCAAATCCTTCGGGCGATACTCGCGGCGAAACCATTGCGGGAAGGATTCCTCGCTCTGGCCCTGCCATCTGAAAGCCTGAAACTCCACCGGGCGCGTTCTAAACCGCATGCTGGTTTACCCTTCAGTGATTTTAATATCGGTCGGCTTGATGCGTTTAAATCTAACGGATATCGTAATTTGAAAGGAAGCCAATTTTTCAGTCTGACGTGGGAGATGCGCGCATGCTTGTGATGATTGATAAGCGAAACCCGAATAGAAAATTTGAGGATAAAAGTGTGGATAAGCTTCTGGATAAGGCTTCCGAGGAGGAGAGGAGTCAGAGGCTTTTCTATTTCAGAAAGCGAATCGGTTATAACGAATATCTCGTGCAGATCTGGAGAGGGCATCCCGTCAATCAAAAAGCCAGGGCCAAAATGGTTTGGGAAATATATGGCGTCAAACGAAAGGACCTTACTGAGATGAAAAAAGAGTTTCCCCGCCCTGAGCCGAAGCGTCCTGTCATCAAGGGCGGACGGCCCATCGAGGATCCGGATCTCCCTCGTCAGCTCTCGATCCTTCGCTGAATGGGCCGCTCAGGAGGAAGCCAGACGGCAACGTCACGGCTTCTAAAATGAGCCTCGATCACGAGCCTATTGTCTTCGAGCGGATGCATCAGAATCCGCCAGATGTTTCCATCCTTCCGCCAGGCGTGCACGCGAAAGCCTGTGAATTCATGCCATTTTGGGATTTCACGCCGGCCGTTCAATATGATGAAAAGGATGTCCTGAGGGAGGGCAATCTTAAGCCTCGCCTCGTCTTCATCAATAAGAAGCGTCTCGAAAGCGTTGAGGCGCTCGGCTTTTTTGATTCTCTTATGGTTCCACTGGTATGTATTTCCGGCGACCGTTAAAGCGATCATCTTTTTTGCTCCATTGGTTTTTGGAGCATACTAGCAGCTGATCTCCCTTAGTCACAAGGGCGTGATGCAGGGCGGAGTTTGCAGCTGAACAGGCAAAAAAAGATGTTCCGCGGCACCGGCCGGTATTCCTTCACAACGCCGCCTCCCACAATAAACTGATTCAGGCATCCCCTTGAGGACTCGGAGCCCTCGCAGTTTCCGCCATTGCAGGATGCCTTCAAAGTATTTTCCATATTGCTGTATATCCAAAGCTCATCACCGTTTGATAGCGAACGCTTTTCCAGGGGAAGCCCCGAAAAGAAGGGATGCGTCTCAAGGTCGATCAGGGGCGCTCCGCGCCAGGACTCAAGGTCCTCATTGTTGACCTTATGCGCGCACGCAAAAAATGTGGGAAACGTAAGAATTATCAGAAGTCTTCTAAGCATGGGCCCTCCGGGAGTTGAGGGCTCATCGGCAGGATGGGAGGAGGGGCTTTAGTTAAGAATTCCTTACCAATTCAGGCATTCCGGTAACGAAAGGACGGCTCCCCTGGCTCAGCCTCATGCCTTTGCGGGGATGAAAGAAACTTTATATCATCCGCGATGATCTCCGTTGAATAACGATCCTGGCCCGTCTCAGGATCCCGGTATTTTGATGTGGAGAGCTTTCCTTCAATGTAGGCGCTCGATCCTTTTTTGAGGTATTTCGCGCAATTTTCAGCCGCTTTTCCCCAGACCATGATCCGATGCCATTCGGTTTTTTTCTGCCTCTGCCCTTGCGCGTCGCTCCATTCATCTGTGGTCGCAAGGGAGAATTTACAGAAAGCCTTCCCGCTTTGCGTGTATTTGAGATCAGGATCTCCGCCCAGGTTTCCCATGAGTATCACAAGGTTTACGCTTGCCATGGCTGAAAGCTCCTTTCTTTCACGCTCCCTCGTTTCCCTGAGCGAGTCTGTTCCAAAGCTCGTCCGATAGTGTAGCCGGCCGAGGTTTTTAAAGCGATCCGATGCCCAGCGGCTCACTGGAGTTTCTCCGGTGGAGGGGCTGATCTGAGCCTCTTTAAAGGATAGCGCGGGACCTCATCCGAAGTACGGAAGACATCAGCCTCAAAGGATCGGATGATGTCATCACGGAAACGGGACGCGAATATTTCAACCTTGGTGTCCGGATCGGTCGAACGGCTCGAAAGATCTGCAGCGAGGATAGCCACGGCTCCGAGGATAAAGTCCATCTGCACGCTTGCCGGAAGGTTGGGATACGCGCGGCCCGCGGCTTTTACAATGTCCACCTGAAGCTGGGATAATGGTGATTTCTTCATGTTTCTTCAAATCCTCCGCATCTCGTTTTTATCATCATCATCAGGTAGAATCATTCTCAAATGGAGAAAAATCAATGATTATACCCGCTGGATACGCGCGCGAGGACGATTGCGCATGTGGCCTTAATGGTGTGAAAAACGATCTTATTCCTGATTACATCATCGGCCTGAATGTGAAGGATGCCTGCTGCATTCACGACTGGATGTACGGAACGGGAAAGACTGAAAACGATCGGCGGAATGCTGATAAGGTTTTTCTCCGAAACCTTCTTTGGTTGATTGATGAGGCTGGAGGATCATGGGGCTTAAGGGCTGCACGCAAGGCCATTGCTTATAAGTATTACCTTGGCGTGCTCATGTTCGGTGGGGCGGTCTATTACCGGCGTTCAGGCATACGGGATGCCGCCTCGCTCAAACAGCCAAATGGATGAATAAATGTCTTTCAATTCATCCAGCGCATCTTTGAAACTGAAAAAGAGATCCTGGCGAATGAGGAAGCTATACCCGTTACTGCGAATATCAAGCCAGTAGCCAGATTCATACCAATCCTGGATCAGCTCGCATTCGCCAAAAAGCTCACCGAGAATGGCTTGCAAAGATTGGTAGGTCATTGGCGCCGCTGGGATAATCACTTTGCACGCCGCCTTCTTAATAAAAAATAGCCCAGGGCAAAGCTTAGGATGCCGCCCAGAAGCATTCCGAATAAATATTTTGTGTAAAACTCTTCCATCACTTGCTATCAGGATTGTCCGGATTGGAAGCCCCTGCTCCAGCTGCAGCGCCAGCTCCTGTCCCGAAACTCGCCTCCACACGGACTTTTATAGAGCCGTCGGCCTTCTTTTCGTAGTCAACAACAACGCGCCCGCCCACACCGACTGACTTTGCAGCTTTCCCCACAATATCACTCACCGCATCCGCAACGCCCCCGACCTGGCTTGGATCGGCAGACGCTGCAGGGCCGCTCCCGGCTTTGCGCGGAATATCGGATTGGAAAAATGTTTCGCATGTGGATTCGATACAGACCTCAAACTCGGTGATGTTCGGATCCTTCTCCATCAGCGTCTTACCGATCCTGTCGAATAGCACGCGAGGCGTGGCCGTCGACGCGGTAGCTGCTACAGAAAATCCCGCAATGCCTATGCCTAAAACGAGTCTTTTAAACATTCTGACTACTCCTGAATTGAAGCGTAACGCCGGGACAGTAAAGCTTTGGCAGGGAGCGGGCAAGTTAATTTATTCTTCAGTATTCATCCTCATCCGACTCGCCAATGTTACGAATCAAGATCGGCTCGCCATGGCTTCGATAGCATAAGAATGCCTTATCTTTGTCGATGCGCTCGCTTGCTACCAAGTTAAAACCCAATGGCACCTTTATCTCGTCGCCATCTGCAAATTGCATTGCATGCCTCAATAGCCTTTGAGGCCAATCGACTGTCAGCGGCCCTGTTTTAGGGGCTTCCCCCCTTCCAATCTCCAGCGCCATCTGAATCAGGGAAAGCAGTTGTTCTTCTGTGAAACTGTATTTTTTCACTGTTCACCTCGATTCGGAAACACTTCTATTTTGATCATGAGACTAGCGCGCTATAACTCATGCTTACAGCTGCCTCAGATCCCCTGAACCAAACTTTTTAGCAAGTTCGACAATGGTATCCCAATCGCCTTCAGTGATAACTTCCGACTCCGGTCCCCAAGCCAGCTGTACAAATATCGCGTCCAGCACGTCCTGCTCTCTTTCGTTAAGGGTCACTGATATCACCCGATCTGGGACCGGCTCTGGCTCATAGTCAGGCTCTGGCGGATCGCTGAAAAAATCCTCATGACTCCCGCCGTATTTCGCTATCAATTTGTTTCTAACTGCCTCATTCGGTATTCGCTCCACTTTCAACCTCATCAAATCGAGAAACATTAGTTTATTGGAGACAGAATGTGTACGCTACAACTCAGCCTTGGCCTTGAGGTACTTTCTCCAGACCTCTTTAAATTCGACTACAGTGTCTTTATACCCTTCTCTTTGAAGGACTGCGATTGCTTCGGGAAACGCTCTGGCCAACTCATCGCCCGCCTCGACCACGGCCAAGAGCTTGGGAAGGGCGTTGCGCATCTCGGCGATAAGCTTAGCATTCGCACGCTGCTTATCCTGCGCCAGGACATCGCTGACGAAAGCATCAAGAACGTAATTTCCATCAAATTCAACTATGAATCCACCGTTGGACGTTGCCAATAACCACGGCCCTGGCGTTGCCTTCGCTTCCAGTTCTTTCAGCCGTTCGATGCTCATTTCGTTTCCTCACTCTCTACTACCCGCACCGCATGCCTCAGAATCCTTAGCGGCCAATCCAAAGTCAGTGGCTCAGTATCGGGCGGCGATCCCTTCCCCAGGTCGAACGCCATCTTGATAAGGTCCAAAAGCTGCTTTTCCGTGAAGGTGTATTGGCGTTCCGTCTGGCTCATTAGTGAAATTTCTTCTCCGCATTTAAGGCAAAGTACGTGCGTTTTACTTCCAAAGTCGCCAATAAGATTTTGCGGGCCGCATTCAGGGCAATGGAAGCTCATCCTCACCCTCATATATGCTATCGACCATTCCAAGGTGGAAAGCCAGCCGCGAGATTAGATCCTGAAACATGCGATCCCTAAGCATGATTTGAACCATGGGCATCTCGCCCCAGACTTTCTCAGCCGCTTTGACAAGCTCATTCACGCTTATCTGTTTCGACCTTTCCATATCGACGCTCATGGATGCCCTTTCGTGATCAAAATACAGCTGGTTATTGAACGATGCTTTCGTACTTTTGTCTGGATGCAAAATCATTTCGCTATTTCAGCGAACACCCTCATTTTTCATCATGAGTTTTCTGATCGCATTTTCTGGAGATCTCCAAACTGTATTGACCGCCAGTAAAGCCCCAGTCAAGCTTTACACCTTCTTTCAGATATGGCCGTATTGCATCCACCACATCGGCCAGAAGATATTTTGGCAAGTCGTCGCCTCTGACAGGGATCACAATAACGGTCTTCTCACTGTGAGCGACATCCAGCGTGGCTTCGTACAGGCTCTCGATTCCGTGGACTTCCGCGCTGCTCATTTTAACAAGCCCGGACTTGAAATCATCCAGACTCTTTTTCAGCTCGAAAGACTGAGGCGAAACATATTTTTCACTGCTCATGGTGTTTTCTCCTTTGTTCGTTATCAATCATGCTTTTTTTCTTTCCGGAGGCGCATACTGAACTAGCTCGGCCTCGATTTCCAAAAGCCTCTCCCACAATGCTTCACGCTCACCCCAGAGCAGAGCAATCTGCAGCTCCATCTCCGGAAATGTCTTTCTCACCCACTCCAGGTATTCCTTGTCTCTCATCGCTTTCATTTCCTGCTCCATGGCGTAAACACACGCGCCGACGCGCGCCTTTTCTGAAGATGCACATGATTCGGAGTCCACTCCGGATCCTCCATCCATGCATCCCAATCCTCCAGCTTTCCCCTGCAAAAATCCTGAAACTCTTTGATGTCCCTGTCGAACGCCAGAAGGTCAAGTGCAAGGCCAACATTATGCGCGGAGTTTGTTGCCGCTTTATATCCACGCTTTTTCAAAGACTTTGTGTAGCGTTCGCAGCGTGCTGCGTTCGCGCAAAGTATCGGCCTGCCCCAATCCACGTACACCATGTACAGAAGGGATATGGTTTCGCTCTGTGGCATCTTTCCGCAGCCGCAGGGGCAGGCAAGGTCTGATCCCTTCACATGCTCAATGCGGATCTCTCCTCCTTCCATCGCTCTCTCCTTTCGAGGACGAGTCTTTCGTGCTGCCTTTTCTCCCGCTCGGTCGCAGGAGTCAGGCTTTCCGGACTCGCCCAGGCTTTCACATACATCCGAATTTTTGGGGCCCATTTCAAAATTTGGATGTTCTTCCCAGTCCGATTCGCTACAGTGCAGAGTATCCGCGAAACGGATCCATCCGGCCGCTTTTTATTCCATACGCAAATTTCCCCACGCTTCATGCAGCGCCATCCTCCCCCTCGCACATGTATTCGAGATGAAAACGCTCGTCTGACATCACTTCCAAACGTCCCTCCTCGTCCCGAAGGAGCCAATCGCCTGGCCTGATGCCGCTTGTTACATTCCCGCGCCGAAGGACCGTCAGCTTTCCGGTGATCTCGATCCTGCCCATGAAAGTCGAGGCGTTCTTGTGGGCGCGGAAAACCTTTGGCAGGTCCTTAAGCTCACCCGTCCACCGCACGGCCAGCACTTTCCTTGTCTTTCGTCTATAAACCGGAAGCTCTGCCATCAGTCCCTCCCATGATTACCTTCACTCATTGATCAATAACTCTTAACTAAAAACGGTAAGCCGCATCTGCTTCTTTGGTTAAGAATCCTTAACCCCGCATTTAATCCTGGCGGTACCGATCCTTTCTGAGCGTCCGAGCGAGCTCGACATCGGAGATCATGAGCGACCGAGGGCCCTTCTTTGGGCTCCTGATCAACTTTCTTACGATGGCGAGTATCATCGCCGCCCCCACAAATGCACCGAGCGTCAGGCCCATTAGCACGCGTTTAATCTCCATTCATGGTCCTGACTATAGTTTAATCAATTGTTTGACTGCATAAGCGATCGAACCAGGTCAGACAGAAAAAACTGCCTTGGATGTCTCTCGATAACTCCATACTCATCCAGCGAAGCAAGAGATGTTGCAAATCTCCTGGGAGCCAAACCCGTGTCCTTCAATGGCTCCTTCAAAAACATCCAATAGTAAGATCCGCTGATATTGACTGAAACCACGCCATCTATCTGCTTTCTGTTCGCACGAAGAAATGCATATAACACGACTTTTTCCTCAGAAGTCGGACACCTTATGGGAAAGATCTCACTGAGTCCCGAACCAAAGACAAAGTCACAGCACTGCTCAAAAGGCATCCAAACGTGTCCGTTCATTCGCCTGCCTCTGATACGGGCCTCACAGAGCCTTCGCCCCGCGCCTGCATTCCATGCGCGACCAGACGATGGAGCTCCAACACCTCGTAGTCAGTGATAATCCCGAGCACATCATGGGCTTTCATCTTTTGTACCTCCTGATGCATTTGCTTATACCAATAATGGATGTCGTTCCGTGCTATCCCCTTATCCCACTTCGGCCCAAGCTTTGGCATCAGCCTGAGAACCAGCTCCGGGTAGTAGCTGGCCAAAAGATCCCGATAGCTTCGATAGCCAGAGTTATCCCAAAAGTCCGGTTTCCCCTCGTAGCGGTTCCACTGAATCCAGGCATTGATGGAGAGATCCAGCAGGTGCTGATAATTCGTTTTGTCGTATCTGCTTATCTTCACCTTTTCAGCGTCCCCCATTTCAGGGGGGACTATAGGGGGGATTTCTTTGGAAACCGGGGAAGGAATAAGAATAGGAAATAGGACGGAACTGAGTTCCTCCCCCTCCGGAACTGAGTTCCCTCCCTCCCGGAACTGAGTTCCTCCCCCTGCTATCGTTTCCGAGTATTTTTCATCGCTCCCCACGGAACTGAGTTCCTCCCCTCCTGGGGATAATTCCTCATTAGCTGCTGACATTTGCTCATCACCCCCGGAACTGAGTTCCTCTCCCCCACTTGACCTGCCTTCCGGAATGAGAAGTCTTTGCCGGGCATAGTCCACAAACAGCTTTGGAAGCATTCGATATGCGGAGATATCCGCCCCGCCATTACGCTTTTGCCGAGCGACTGAAATGATCAGGCCCTTATCCTCCAGCTGGCGAAGAATCTTTCTCACTCCTCTGACCGTGAGTGATGTCCTTAACGCCATCTTTTTCATGCTGATTAGGACTGGTTTTGAAAACCACTGAAGCCGAAAGTCATGAAACGCACCGATTTGGCAAAGCACCGATTTTTCCCCTGTGCTTAGATCTGTGCGTTCCCATACTGCATCGAGGCATCTTCCGCCCCCTCGAGCTCGCTTGGAAATTTCCCGAGCAGCTTTTATTTTGGTTTGAAAAACAGATGGTTTGCGGTCTTGGAGAGAAATAACATTGCTTTTCTTCTTATCCATGATAGATACTCTTTTAACGGAATTTGTGAATGAAAGGGCTTACCAAGCCCAACCCAGCCAAGGTTTGCAGACCTTGGCTTTCTTTTTTTCCTCATAACCTTCCCTACGCTTTTTTGTTCATTCCTTGAACATGATGCAGTCCTCCCTTTCGCCAACCCGCTGGCGCTCATATCTTTCAGCCTGTAATAGCCGCGGAGAGTGATCATATAACCCCTCGCTGGCGTAACTATCTGGTTTTATGTGGTTTTTTAGGGTGCCGAAGGCATCCAATATACAGGGACACATAGATCCTAACGCTGCGTAATAATTGGTTTTTACTCTGTTTGACGCGGCATTATTTCGACGCGTAAAAGTGATCTGAAAACCCCTATCTCGTGCGCATTTGCCTGTTTTTATAGGGTTTTCTGTGATCTGAAATCCATCCAATATACACCGGAAGGTGGATCCTTTCGCCGCGTAATGCATGATGCATGTGGCTTTCAGGGACTGTTTGTTGAATGAAATATTTTTGGATTGAGCAGAATTGGAAACCATTTTGATAAAACGCGAAAGCTTCAAACTCATGCAGGGCATGTCGCCTGTCAATTTTGAATGACTCACTTCCGCTATCACTGACGCTTTCTCCACCTTCTGCACTGCAGCCGAGGACTCATGGCTGTTACGGTTTTGAAACCTTTTAACATATTCCGTTATCCTCGACACATCCTTTTTTAAAGCGTAAGAAAATTTTAAATGATTCTCATGGGAGTCATGCAGGATAGGGGAGTGAGCGTAATCCCGTGTAGCGGACGGTAAATCTGACTCGAATTACGAAAAACATTTCATCAGGGACTGCCGGGCTTGATTTTACTCTGCTATTATCGGAAAAGATCGGTTTTGCAAAGTCTCATCAAACGCTTTGAGGATGGAAAGATGTTCAGTGCAAAGAGCTCCCGGATCTGGGCGGAAAATATCAGACGTTACCGCGAAATACACATGATCACGCAGAACGAGCTTGCGCGGAAAGTGAATCGGTCAACCATGGCGATCAGCAGATACGAGGAGGGAACCATACCCTCGCCGTCGGTGATCGACCGCATCGCCAAAGCCTTTCACATTGAGATTCACGAGCTGTTTGTCCCGCCCGAGCAAAAAGCCTGGCCGCAAAGAAAGGTCGCCCTCTGAGAAATTCACTCCCCCTGAAATGGGCCTGCCCCGAAGCCAATGGCCCCGGGGCAGGATTTCAGAGTTGCCTCATGCGCACGAGAAGAAAACAAAAAGTCAGTCTGTGGGACTCAGCCGATCGCGATCGCCCTCAGTCATTTTAAATTCTAAGCCGCGCCAAACCTGGACACAATACATCCTCAAAAAAAGGGGCCCAATCCATTTGGATCAGGCCCCAGACCTCACTCGAAAGGCAGGCAAAACATTAGGCGTCAAGAGACTGACGCGGTTTGATGTTTGCATAACCGGCTGCGATATTCACATTCATCGGCTGGCCCCCGGCTCCCTGATTCTCGGGAGGCTTCGGCTGATAGATGGCCTGGCTTGACAGGATGCCCGAATCCGAAAGCCCCGAATCCCAGTTTGCATCGAAAAGAAGGCTCAGCTTGATTCGATCCCCGCGGCTGACCTCGGCTTTTGACTCCATAAGGCGCTCACCGGTACGGAATTTGATCTCCTCATAAATCCGCGGATAATTCGCGCGAAGGCTCTCCACATGCCCGCGGCTGATCGTTCTGTCCTTCATGCGCTCGATCACCACAAATGGATCCGCCAGGACCTCGAGCTTATCGTCGAACATTTTGAGCTCGTAGTCGCTCGGCTTCCACTGCGTCTTTGGCGCAAAAGGGGAGGGCGCGCGCGGCGCTTTTGGCATCTCGTCCATGATGTACTGGATCGACTTCATGAGCTTTTGGTTGAAACGCCCGCCGATGGATGGCGCTCCGTTGCCGGTAAGTCCTCCTGAGAGATCAGCTGCGATCCGCATCATGGCCTCCGGATCCGATCCGATCGAGGCCACCTTCTCCTGGATCTTCTCCCAGTGCTCCCGGCGGTTTCTAAAATCCCCGGAAAGGCCCAAAACAGCCTGGATGCCGCCCGCTCTGATCACGCGCGGCACCGCACCATTCCCGCGACTCGAAAATGAATCCACGGCCCCGCTGATCCCGTCGAGTCTTTTTGCCGCTTTTTTCATCTGGGCCTCGACAAATAAAAGCCCCCGGTAGTTATTGCCGTTGATGATGAAATCCCGGAGCATCTTTCCGCCATAGTAGTCGAGCACGGCACCGCCCCCGGCTCCAACCGATGCGCCGGCCGCCGCGCCTACAGGCCCAAAGAGCGAGCCGATCGCCGTTCCGATGGATCCGCCCATGACCGTTTTTCGGGATCCATTCACCCGCGCCTGGTCGAACGAGTCCCACACCGCACGATCCTTCGCCTCCTGGAAGAAATTCCTTGGCGTGTATCCGGGATTGTCGGGCGTTCCAAAGTATCGGTCCCGAACGCGGGAAAGCTCCTCAAGCTTTCTCATGTCCTCGATACTCGCATTCTTCCACTCGGTCTTATTGATAACGTTTTCGAGCCGCCTTCTGCTCCAGCCTTTGAATGGAAGGAGCTCCGCGTCAGCCGCATCAGCTCTCATCCGGGCCTTATCGAGCACATCAGCCTGCGAAGGAAGGAGCTCACGGAATACCTCCTCCTTGTCCCTCGGGCTTATCTTTGCTTTTTTGTATAACTCTTTTCGATAAAGCCATTCATCCAGCATGGGCATGATCGGCTCTCCGACCTCACGCTCGACCGCCTCAAGGGCCTTTGCAATCTCTGAGGATCTGAAATTCTTTCCGCTCATCGCATCAAGGGCGTTGGCCGTTCTTTGCGGGACCGAGAAGAAATCAGTCGCATCATCCAGGGCCCTGGCCTTTCGGATCTGAGCATCCCAGATGTCAACGCTCCGCCGCGCGATCTGCCCTACGGCATCGGCTGTCATGGGATCCACAACCTTCGAGGTAAGGCGGGTATCCTGGAGCTGCGCGAGCTTCATTCGGATCGACTCCCGGAGCTCTCCCTGAACGCCCTTGATCGTCTTTTGAACCGCACTGTCAAACTCACCGGAGGCTTTGCCATAGCGGGCGATATCATCAAGGTCCCGCACAATGTTTCGCGCAAAGAGAAGATCCATACCGGGAGCCGCCTCGCGGCCGATCTCATCGTCAATTCTCTCGTAATACCCCTCGATCATCTCCCGCACTGTGGCAAGGCGTGACCGCGCCGAGATGTTTCCGGGACTCGCCGTAAGGTCGGTCGGGCCGAGCCTTGCAGACTCCGCGCCCAGGGCGTTATCGAGCCCATTAAGCATTTTTGTCAGAGTCTGCTTTGGTATATAGTGCGGCATCTTTTTGAGTGAATCGGGACCGCCTGCACTGACCACAAGGTCTTCGATCTGCCTCAGCGTATTATCGTATTCGATCCGGAGCGTCGAGCTATCCTCTTTCATCCGGTCGAGATAGTCCGTGATCCTTTGGATGACAGGCTCCGGAGCGGATCCGCGGCCGATATCGTCAAGCTCCCGATTGAATGCCGTGGTCGAATCCGCCATGATCTGCGTGTAGCTCTCCTTTGCCAGCCTTTGGTTTTCCTGGATCTGAGAAAGGACAGCCTCCGCCTCATCGGCAATCGCCTCCCGCTCGGGGATGATCACATCGTATCCGCCTTCGGGCTTTCTTCTGATCATCCGCTCCAGGTTGCCCTCATCGGCCAGGTGAGCGATATGCTCCTCGGGAACGCCCGTAACCGTGCGCGCCAGCTTTTTGGATACCTCGGCCCCTGTCAGAGGACGCCCCTCGGCCCAGGAATAAAAGCGGCTTGAGCCATTTTTTGTGGCGTTGAGGAGCTCCCCAGCAAGTCCGCCGCCCGCTCCAAAGACACCGCCCGCCATGGTTCCAAAGAGCATCGACTCTGCGGCCGCCTCGTGATCTCCGAATGCCGATTCGGTGATCGCATGCGGAAGGGAGAGGAGGGCGCCCTCGGTAATGCCGTCAACCGTTGATCCGCCAATCTTTTGAAGAACGCCGCCCGCCATCTTCTGAGCGGCCTTTGTTCCTCCGATCCGTGCAGCTATGGCTTTTTTTGCAACGCCGGAGATCGGCTTTGAGGCAGCCATCCCGACTCTCGCAGGGCCCCAGAGGGCTGATCCCACAAAGCCTGTAACCCCACCGAGCGTATTTGCAAGCTCATGCTGGCTTTTGATGGCCTCACGCTTGGCCGCCTCAAAAGGATCCTCAGAGTAGTCCGCGATCAGCTCAGGAACGCCCAGAGCAAATTCATCCAAAGCCTGCCCGAAAAAGACTTTCGCGGCTCCCGCCAGATTGTCGTTTTCTTTCAGATACTCGCCGATCGCCAGCTCCCTCGGGCCGACCACGCGAAAGCCTTCCTTTAATGCCGCCCGCAGCTCGCCCGCTCCAATGGTGCCGCGTCTGCCATCCGGATCCATTATCGGGACGGCCGCGTCGGCCGCGAATGAATGTGTTCCGCCGAGCACCGCATCATTTATAAGATCGTCATCCAAAAGCTCGCGCTGGCGCGTCTTTACATTGAATAGCGGGTAGTCACTCATTGCTCATACCTCAGGGATTTGAAGCGATCCTGGCGGCCGCGAACGCCAAAGGCTTTCAGCTTTTGATCGCGGGTTCTTCCGGCGGCATCGCGGATAACCTCAAGGGCCTTCTGGGCCTTGGCTCTGTTCGCAAAAACCTCGCCCGGGTTTCGGATGAGGTCCGCAATGAGCTCGCGCTCCGCCTCCTGCACAGTGCCCGGGCCGAGGATGGCTTCCCGGCTTTCCGATCTTAAGAGCTGCACCAGTGTTCCAATCTCGTTATTCGCGCCGAAATCAAAGCGCCCCGCGCGGCCCGCCTTTGAAAGGATCGTATTGATATTGGAAATGGTATTGTCTGCCATCGAAGTCGCCTCGACCGCCTTGTCGCGGAGCTTGGGATCCGGAGCAAAGCCATAGCCAGGAACATAGCGCGCGCCCTGCTTTTCATCCAAGTTTCTGTATGGATCATCGCTCCCCATGAGCGAATTAAGGAAAGCAGCCTGGGCCTGCTCCTGAAGGAGCTGAAGCTTTCCAAGCTGCTCAGTAACCTTCCCTTGAGTCGCGGCATCCTGATACCTTGCCCCGATCTCGGCGAGCTTGAGCTCTGCGGCTTTGAGCATATTCATTTTCGACGCCTCACGCGCCGCGCCTTCGTTTTTGAAACGCTCCAGCATGCGGCCGTAAAGGGAGTCCTTATTCTGAAGGCCCTCCTTTTTGATACTATACGCCGCCTTTTGATCGTTCACATCCCGCTCGATCGCCCGCTCAATCGCCTCAACCGCACGGTTTTGACCTCCTGAGACGGCTCCGCCAAATCCTCCAAGGATAAGGCCAATCGACGCGAGGATTTTATCGCCCGTTCCCATGTTGTGAAAAAGACGCTTTGAATCAATTGTGGTCGACTGAAGGTCGGCCCGCATGGCTTCAAGGTCCTGGAGAGCCTTCTCGCTCTGCTTTTGCTGGGCGATGTCCCTGACGCTTCCATCCTTTGCATAGCTTTCGATCTGATCCATGGCCCGCTGGTAGGATAAAGCCTGCTCACGGCTCGCCTCCTGCAAAGCCTTTCCCTGCTCACGTATCCCCTGCCGCATCTGGCCATAGGCCCCCGAGCCTGGATAGTCAAGCGAGCCGCCATTCATAAGGGCATCAGCTCTTTCCCTCTCCTGATCCCAGGCAAGGTAGGGATCCTCATTAAGGGGAGGCGGGGCCGTATTCACCGGAGGAACGAAAGCCTCCTGATCACGCTTTGCCGACTCCCTTCGCATCTCCTGGGCTCTTTGCCCATTGAATGGATCGAGATCCCCAAGACTCATCCCAGGGCGGGCTCCATACATCATCCCCGCATACTGCATGGCCCCCGGCGCCTCGGTCGGGATGAAATCGGGCGCCATTTCAGGGCCGATCGGGGCTTGAAACTGCTGCGTAGGAACAGCAGCCTCCGGAGGCGGAGGCATCTCAGCTCCCGCGGCCGGGAACATTTTTCCAAACTGATCCTGGTTTATAAGGCCCCGCTCAAGAGCAAGCTGGGCTTTGGATTTATCGAGCAGAGCCATGGCCTTACCCCTTTCCGATCACATGTACTTCGTAGCTTGTCAGTGTCCCGGCGACAATCGTCGGTACGATACGGTAATAGCGGGATGTGGCCTGCTGGATGGCGAGCATATCGTTTTTCGCGCCCGCCGTTGTGTACTGTTTGAGTGTCGTGGTAGCAATCCAGTTTTCGCCGTTGTTACTTTCCTCAACCGTGAAAGTGATGTCAGGAGGGGCCCCCGCGACTGTCGGGCGAATCTGAAATGAAAGCCAGTTGAGGAGCTCCGCATCGACAAATGCAATCTGGACTCCAGTGAGTGTGGCGCCGCCTTCAAATGTTTTTTTGTAGCCTTTGTAGCTCATATCTAAAAACCTTTCTTCTCATGCAGAGACGGTTATGCAATACGGACGAACCAAGGACGCTGGTGTGCTTGTCCAGTTTGTAGTGGTCGTGGTTTTATTAGTAAACCCGCCTGTGCCAGATGACAGCGTTCCTGGGTTTTCCCCAACTTTACCCGTTTCAATCGCAGCACCAGAAACAGAGCAGTTTTTGCTCTATACGTTCCATCTGTTCCATACTTAGCTCCTCCCAGAGCCAGCCGCCAGAAGACGGCGCTGTGGTTAGGTTGTAAACCAGCTTATTTGCCCACGGATATAGTTGGTGTTGGTTCCGCCTGTCCAACTACCACCCGACTTACTAAACGCTATTTGTTTATTCGTGAAAATCCGAACATCAGCAAGGACAAAGGTTGAACCGGAATTATCGTATATAAGCATGGATGCTGCTACAGTATTGGTTGGCGCTGGTATTGACGAAGGCAAAACAAAAGTAAAACTTGAAGAGCCAGGAGTAATAGTAAAAGTATCGACATAAAGCCATAAAGTAACCACGCCGTTTACCATTGCCCACTTGCATGCACCCGAAGGGACATCTCCCGAATCAATCGTACAGTTTGTCTGGGAAGCAAAGTCAGAGGCAGTAAGTGATGTAGGTGCTACTTGATTACTTACCAGACCGCTTGCAGTCTGTGTTGCCAGTCCAAACCCAGCCAGATTAAAGCTCTCATCCCAGGCTTTGATGATGTATTTCACACCAACGTTTCGTGGACGGGTTTCCTTGCCTGTGCGCGGTGTGCCGTTGGTGCCGTCTGTGATAGGACCGGTCACACTCCCAGAAATTTCCGCCGTGCCCTGATTCAAAAGCGGGAAGTTAGAACCGGCATCGTTTACGGAAGAGAATTGAATCGGTGTGCTATGGTAGTGGCCTTGGATCTGGTCCGCCTGATAGCCCGCAAGTGTGGTGTCAGTTCCAATTCCATCGCTGAAAGTACCTTCACCTCTCAGGAACACACCCCTTAAGTCAGGCACCCGGAAACTGTCGCTTGCTGGTGCGCTGTAAGCTGAGCCGGTTAGTGGGTTGGTGCATGTTGCCCAGGTATCACCGATGCTCGCGTAAAGTTGCGGATACTGAGTTTTAAGGTAGACACTGCCATCTCCTAAAAGCCAACCAGTCGGAGCCACTGCACCGGCGAAAGGCATGATGGTACCGGCTTTGATAGGGGATTGAGTGTTTTGGCTTAATGCATTAAGGCTCGCAGAAGTCGCCAATCTTGTTAATGGCACTGAAAACTTTGTATTGATCGAATCACTCGCTCCAAATGTAAACGGATACGCCTGATTCACAATGCCTAGATTCGCACCTCCGCTTTCTGCTCCTATTCGCACAATTGTTGAAGTCGAGTAAACAACATTACCGGCATAAGTCATGGCGCCTGAATCATAAATACGCGCTGAGCCTAGCACTGTTACATACGCCGCTGAACCCGAGAGTATGCTCGTGTCCATAACATCGTCAGACGGTAGAGTCAGCAGAAGATCGGCTGTGCTTGGCGCTCCGGAAAGAGTCAGATTAAGATCATACTCCATGTTTTGCCCGACCTGCCGTCGTCTGGCTGTAACAGTAGCATTTGCTCCCCAGTTATGCGTAAATACACAAGGTTCCCATTTTCCAATTGTTGGCACCTGCTGTACCGCCGGCATTCCAACACTCGGCCTCTGAATCACAATGGATCCGGTTCCACTCACCCGCACGATGCGAAGCTCATAGTTCTTGAGCGTTCCATCGGATGTGAAGTTGTAAGGCGTTCCCAGCGGGAGTTTTCGGGTAACGGCCGGGATCAATGTATCTCCCGACACATCCGAAAGAAGGCTTACCTCGGTATAGGATCCGGTATAGCTTCCGGGCGTCGTGTCACTATTAACATAAAGCTCAAGCTTTGCCTGGCCGTCTGCATAGCTGTTCAGAGTCTTTTGATACCAGGAGATTGCAAGGACCGTTGAAAGGACCGCATCCACTGTTTGGAAGCGTCTTCTCGCGTAATCAGATCCCGATACAAAATCAATTTTGATCCCCGATGCTCCGATGCCTGGGAGGGGAAGATCACTCGCGGTTGTTGTAACGCCGACCGCAACGCCCGCTCCTGAGGCTACCCAGCCATCAAGGGGATTGACGAGCAGATTTAGTCCGCCGTCGGATCCACCGCTCCCAATCGGAAAAAGATTTGATCCATCATCGTAGTAAACGAGATCCTGATCGGTCGCGTAATAAACCGCTCCCTCGCTCCTCGGAAGGGCGGAAAGGTTTGCGTAGGTGTCTTTTGGAAGATTGATCCGGCGGGCCGTGGAAGCTGTTCCGCCATCGAAAATGGAATCCTGATGGAGCTTGTTTGTAACGGTTTGCGATGTATCAGTCCCGAGGAGCGTTGTGTCCGCGTTGGGAACAGCCATCACACGCGTCTGGCCTGGCGTAACGTTTCCTGCATCAAACCGAAGCTTTTTCGTCGAATCGGCCGGATCCTCAAGCGTGAATTGATCGTCTTTCAAAGCCGCGCTGTTTGTGTTATTCAGCGTTTTGCTTGAAACAGCCTGTGTATCGCCGGCCGTCAGGATCTCCTTCTCCGATCCTGCCGCCCCGGCTTTCCACTTGCTTGCAAGGGCTGAGTCATACTGCAGCCGCGCCAGCGCCACGTTTCCAGTTCCAAGGGCTTCAATCCCTGAGCCCTCGGCCGAGGCATCCGTTCCTCCGAAGTTGACCTGGATCGTCGGATCCTCAACCTGGAGCTCATCGGTATTGAGCGTCGTCTCAGTCCCTTGCACTTCCAGGTTCCCGGTGATCACGGCATTGCCGCCGACGAGAAGATCACCCGTCATGTCGAGATCACGAATCCCAGCCATATCCCCGCTATCGTTAACGCCGATCGCTGAGTCCTGGATCATCTTCCCCGTCGTGCCATCGAAGCGGGCAAGCTGGTTATCAGTCGCCGATGCGGGCCCATCGACCGTTCCGATTTTGATCTGAGCCGTCCCATTTGAGAGATAGCCGCGATCCTCGTCGGTCGCATAGGTAAGGAGGCCCTCCTCCTGCGTGAGAGCATCCAGGGCCGTTTTTGTGCCTTTGGGAAGGATGATCTTTCTGGCAGATGATGCCGAGCCGCCATCAAAGATGGAGTCCTGATGCGTCTTATTGGTAACAGTCTGCGTATTCGTTCTGCCAAGGAGCTCAAGGTCCTCATCAATCGCTGATATAACCCGCGTCTGGCCAGCGGTTACGGCCCCGGCGGCAAAACGGATTTTCTTTGTGGGATCCGCAGTGTCCTCAATCCGGAGCTGATCATCCGGAACGTCGATGGAGTTTGTGTTATCAAGCGTCTTGTTCTGAACAGTCTGCGTGGCGCCCGCAGTCAGGACTGCATATAAGGATCCGTTCGGACCTGCCTTCCACTTTGATGCAAGCGTCGAGTCGTATAAGAGCTCAGCCAGAGTCGCACCGGCGTTGCCCAAAGCCCTAAGCCCCGAGCCCTCGGCCGTGCCGTCGGTCCCGTCGCGATTAAATTTCACGAGCTGGCCGGCAAGCGAAAGATCATCGCTTTCAATTCTCGCCGTCGACTCCCTCAGGAGCTCGCCCGATGTCCCGTTAAATTCAGACAAGGCGCCATCCGTGGACGATCCAGGGCCCGACATGCCCCCGCCGCCTCCGCCCCCAAAGACTCCAGACCACTTGCTTTCGCGTGCCGCCATGATCAGCCCCCAATCTGCTTGGCGCGTGCCCACGCCGTAAGTGCTCCGCTTCCGCTCGATCTTTCGTATCTCAGACGCAGCTCAGAATAAGGCGTCTGGCCAAAGCTCATGATCCAGTCTGATGCAGCTCCCGATGCGACCACTGCCGGATCCAGATCCAGCTCGGTCCACGGAGCATCCTCATCAATCCTTGCATCGACAAAAAAATCACCCGTAGGCGTTCCCGTCCATTGAAGCTGGATCGCTATATTGTCAAGGCGTTCGCAGGGAATGCTGCTCGATACGAGATTGCCCGACATATCCCCGCCGTCCAGAATCTTGAATGCTTTAACGATGTTTTTGGCCATGATTATTCCTCATCCTTTTTTGTGCGTCCGCGGGCCTTATCCAGTGCTCTTTCCTTCGCGGCCATCTTCGGATCCATTTCAAGCCCGAGCACGTTCAGCATCTCTTTCATGTTTTTATCTTTGATCGGAGTCTTCTCGACGGTAAGCTTTATGGAAGGGTTAAGCCCCATTTCCCGAAGCTCCCTTAAGACCTCGACCTCAGATGGCTGGAACTGGGCCCATGACGCTGGCATTTTTTTATTATCAAACATCTGATAATGAAACTTCACGTTGACGCCATTCTCAGCAAGCTTGTTTGCAGCTGTAATGCGGCGGGCAAGGCTCGGTGCCCCTGGCTCGATCATTCGACCTACACTCTTATTCGGAGTCGAGAACACCATATTCACTTCATGTTTTTTGCCGATCTTCTCAAGATAATCATCATGCCCGATAAGGTCGGAACGCGTAAAAATCTTGAGAGGCTTTTCCTTTTCACGCTCAAGGAGGGCCCTGCTCACTCCATATTTTGCATCGACCCAAGCAAAAGGATCCGAATCCCCTGTAAGAACGCCCTTACCAAGAACACCCTTGAGATCCCCGACCTTGGATGGAGGGACCGGCAAAGGCTGGGATACGTCGCGGTTCCTTGGGTTTTCGAGTGCGATCACCGCATGATAATCACGGCCGACATAAGGCTCATCAGCACCTTCACTTTCAACTTTGCTTATAAGTCTCGTCGTCGGAGAATCCTTAGTCTCAACATCCAGCCTGGACTTCACACGCTCCAAAGCATTCTCGGGCGTATATTCCTCAACCGACGGAGTGCGCCTATGCTTTTCATCGAACTCCAAAAGGGCCGCTTTTTTATCCTCGGGATGAAGCTTTGAAAGCTCTATTTCCTCCCTCCCATGCTGGAAACGTTCCTCATCGGAATATCTATTCTTTTTCCATTTCTGAAGCTCCTGGATTGTCTCTGATGTCCTGCGGCCATGATGTCCAGGATATGCAGGATATCCAGTCTCACCGTCTGGCTTTTCAAGCCTTTCCTTTCTGAGCTTATCCCTCATCTTCTTAAAGTCGATCACATCCCCGATCCGGCGCATTACCTGATCCATGCCTACGCCGGTCCCGGCGCTCAGCGCCGCAGATGAAAGAGTATCCTTTGCCATCTCACCGGCATCATCCGCCTCGGATCGGCCGAGCCCTCCTGCGCCGCCCATGACAGCCATTTGCAGGGCCTTTTTCAGTTTCGATGCCTTGGAAACCGCGCCCGCCGCACCGAGCCCCGGAATGAATGCGCTCCCGATCTCGCCCGCCATAAAAGCGTTCGGGGATTCTGTCTCAGCCTGTTTGATCCTGGCCCTCGCCTCATCACGCGCGTCCATGTATCCCTGCCTTGGATCCTGGCCATGCATGAGGGCCTCCAGCCCGCCGCCTGCTCCGTAAAGCTCATCGCCAAAATCAAGCGTCGCTCCCTGACCGGCACCGATCAGAGCGTTTACAAAGTCCTTTTGAAGCTCATCCTCAGTTCTTTTTTTCTCAGCCATTTTTATTACCCTTCGCTTTAAAGAACTGAGCCATCTCCTTTTCAAGCTCCCTCAGTCGATCATTGAGCATGGCCTGCGATGCCATCATCACGCCGCCCGCTTTTCCATAGTCGATCATCTTTCCTTCGGGCGTATCGACCACAAGCTCTTTTCCGATTGGAGTCTTCTCAAGGTCCTGAGCCATGGGGCTCAGCTGTTTCCCTTCGCCGTATGCGGGATCCTTATAGCGATAGGTGTAGGCATCTATTGCATCCAGAAAACTCTGGACCTCGCTATTTCCTTTCTTCGCGCCGGTCTTCGCGTTCTTATCACTCAGCGCCATGGCCGCGGCCGCAAGGCCCATGCCGATGCTTTGCCCCATCTTATTGTGTGGGGATTCATCGCCTTTTTGTGAGCCTTGCAGCGCATTCAGAAACTTCTTTGTGCTTTCCTTTGAAGCCGCTTCACGCGTCGGCTCAAAGGAGCTTTCCTGCATAGGGGCAGGGGAGGGCTTGGATGGCTGAAAGCCCCAATTCGCGGGACTGTCAAAATCCACTTTCTGAATATCAGTCTTGAGGCGCTCATCTGAAATTATCGAAACGGCCGCACCGATACCGGCTCCAATGCCTCCGAGCATACCGGCTCTGTTTTGCGCTGCAGCCTGATATGCGCCCGCATTCACCTGACTTGTTCCGATAGCGTTTTGGCTTTTCATCCGCTCGCGTTCGATTTTTGCCTGGCGGTTTCTCTCGTCCATGCCCATCTGGCCTTCACGGAAAAAACGCTCCATATTATCGTTCAGCTGGCCCTGCTCCATGGCCGCGCGCTGATTCGCGGCCGCCACATTCAGATCCTGAGTCCTCGCCGCATTTGCAAGGCCCGCGAGCTCGCCCCTTGCAGCCATCTGCTCCTGGGCTCTCAGCATTCCGCTTTGCCCGACCGTGTTCTGAGCCATCTGAGCCTGATTCTGCTGAGCAAGGCGCATGGCCATTGCAGGGGATACCCCTCTTTGCGATGCCGCCATGGATGCCGCATTGCCAAGCGATTGGTTGAGGCCCTGCTGCATTTGAAGCTGGGCCACGCTCGGCCCCTCGCCCCTTAGCGTTGCCTGAAGATTCCCCGCGAGCTGATTCTGCTGAGCCCGCCATTGGTTGGCCTGGGCCTCGTTCATTTGCGGGGCCTGACGGTTGATCACGGCCGGAAGGGCGTTTGCAAATTCGATCTGGCGCTGTTTCGCTTCGGGACTTTCGCCGAAGGCGGACTCGTCGACCTGGTATTGATCCGTACGGTATTGACCGGTCCCGAGCACGCCCGCATTATTCCGATCGCCAAACATCTTGTCACCGCCGCCGAAGCGATCGGCAACGCTGCGATTGACGCCCAGTGATCTCCCAAGGTCCTTTGTTGAGTTGTACCAGGCCATGAGCTCCCCTTATGGTGTGATGGTTGTAAGTCCCGCTTTTGCACTGGATGGAATTTTGCTGAGAGGCATTTTTATTCCGAATAGTAAGCCCATCGCCGTAAGCCTTACGCCTTCCCCTGATAGGACAAGTTCGCTCACGGCCGCCGTGATCTTAAAGCGCATGCTCTCGCATTTTTGCCGCTTCATATGAAACTGCCAGCGGTAGCCCTCTGCCGAAAGAGCGAGTGATCCAAGGTCAATCCAATCGTTATCAAAATCATATGCGGCCCTTAGGGAAAGGCTTACAGGGGAAACATACTCGCCCACAATCTGGGCCCGGTAGATCCTTTGAAAGCCAGCGATATCGCCAAAGCTTTGCCATCCAGTCACGATTGCCTGATCGTAATTCACGCCATCATCGCGGAAGCTGTCCTCTGTTTCCACGCAGACTTTCCCGTCAGACTTAAGATGCACAAAGCCCCCGCGCCAGCGAAGGGCATCGACCGCCTCATGGTTTGTAAAGACCGACCACTTTCTAAAGTAGTAGTTAAAGACCAGGGCCACGCCGTCTGAGTTTGTTATTCGGACCTCATTTTCCTCGGAAAAGAGCGTCGCCGACGTAACGGAAAGACTGTTATAGTCCTCGACCGCATCGCCGATGTAGGACGCCGTGAGGTCACTCCCAAGGAGATAGTAGCCCTTGGAGGACTTGAAAATAATGGCCCCTGGCAGAGAAGCAGTCGACTGCTGGTCGATGCATCCCACATCGCAAGTGGAGATGCGTGTGAGTGGAGAAAAAGCGCCTCCCAGCCCAGAAGCATCCGGACCTTCGCCATATGTGAGATAGGCGGATTGCTCCTTGAAGAGGACAAGACGCTCATCAAGAATGTCGAGCCCCGTAGGCT